TTATGAATATTGGTAAAGCTAAACCTACAAGAGATGAGAAAGTACTTGCCTACAAAATGGCAAATGATATTAGCTTAGCCTCTTAATAATCTAACAGGTATAGGGGAGAAATCCCCTTACCTTTTAATAGTTGACATACTAACAATAGTATAGTATATTATAAACATTACTAATTAATTTTAGTAGTGTTTTTTTTTAATCTAACAATAAGGAGAAGATATGAGTACATTAGTTGCAAAACTAAAAGATCAGTATGAAACTCAATATCAACATAGCATTACGCCAGTCGAATTGCGTCAATTAAACTCTGTTGAAAGTGATTTTGTATTAAACAAACCTAGTTATGCTGTGCTTGACACAGAAAATAACAAGGCAATACACTTACATGGTGCAAACTATCAGCTAATTCCATATGAAAAAATATTAGTGGGACTATCTGACGCACTTGATAAGTATAACATAGATATAAATGATGCTTCACTTAACTTTAAAGTATCGCCAGACTTAAATTACATGAGATTAAGAATTATGTTTGGGGATACAGGAGATTTTGGTACATACTCTATGAACTATGATAACAATGACAAACTAAAACTTGGCATTGAAGTTATATCTAGTTATGATGCCTCAATAGTATATCAATTAAGGGCAATGTTCTTAAGATTAATATGTGCAAATGGTATGAAATCATTTGAAAGTATTAATTCATCTATAAAAAAACATGTTCGTAAGTTTAATCTTAACGATTCATTTGATAAACTTAAACATCTAAATCAAACATTTGATAACTTAAAAAATACAGTTGAAGTATATCAAAGTGTTGAGTTAGGTAGAACTGATGTTGAAAAATTATTTAGAAAGTTTGCTAATAATTCTGATGGTAAGTACCACTTACTTAACGAACTATTGGAAACGGAAAATAATAAGTCAACATTATATGATGTGTATAATACTTTAACAAATTATAGTTCTCATAATAAACGAGCCGTTAAGATAGGCAAACGAGATAGTAAAGACTATAAGATTGAAACTTCCAAAAGAGATTCTATTAGAAGCAATGAAGATAGAGAGTTTGAAGTTAGAAATTTTATACAAGGTAATGAATTTTTATATTACTATCATCAAGGTGTATCTAAGTTAGCATCATAACATAATTATGGGGGGAGTATGTATATACTAACCCCCCTGCAACGACAGGACACCTTATCATATTTTAAGAGAAAAACCAAGTAGACATAGTGTCGCACCTATGCTATAATGCTAACAAAATAAAGGAAAATATATGAAAATATTTATACCAGAAAAAACAGATAAAACACCAGAAGAAAAAATAGGTATGGCAAAGATAAAAATTATGTTTGAGGATTCATTTGGTATGTTCAATGCTAATAGTGGACACATGAAAGATGTACACAAACAAAGAGAAAAAGATAATGCAACTAATTGGTTTCGTTCTAAAGATTGTGAGTTCTTTTGTGATCTTGCAGGCACAGAACAAGATCATATAATAAAATTACATGACAACTTAACTTACCAATACAATACAAAGAAGATAACACTTGAGCAAGTAAGATTTGCAATAAGAAAACTGGAGTTAAAGATATGAATATAAACTATGAAAAAAAATATAAAAAATTACAAAAAGAAATTAAAAAATTTTTAGGTAATTATGTGTGGGCTAACTGTGACATGGCTGAAGACAATGGAATAGGTGTTGGATATTTTGATGATGAAGATGCACCAGAACATGTAAAACATGTTAACAAATTATATGAAATAATGGAGGATTAATGAATATATTTCACTTACACAAAGACCCAGAGATATGTGCTAGTTATCATTGTGATAAGCATGTAGTAAAAATGATATTAGAAACAGGACAGATGTTATCAACTGCATACCAAAGACATTGTGGTATTGATGAGCAGTTATACAAACCTGCATACCCCAAACACCCAATGACAATATGGGTAGGAGATTCACTTGGTAATTATATGTGGTCAATGGATTTGCTAGGTCATTTACTTAATCAATATAGACTAAGATATTATAACAGAGTTCATAAGACAGGTAGAATATTAAATAACCTTATATGTTTAAATGATAATATCAAAGATAAGTTTGATGTTAAAAATTTTACAGAGCCACCATTGTGTATGCCAGATGATTGTAAAAGAGATTGTTATATATTTTCTTACAGAAAATATTACAAAGAATATAAATCGTACTTTGCTAAGTACACATCAGTTGACACACCAGAATTTATGTGCTAAAGTACATGAATAACCTATAGGAAAAACCATATGGATAATGATAATAAGATAGTTAAATATAAAGGGTATGTTCGTAAGAGTGCCATTAATATTTTAGCTTGGTTAGAAAACAATCCTAATCCTACCCAAGAAAAAGCACAAGAGTTGCTAGAATTAAGGGGTAAGATAAAAGATGCTATCTTTAATTATTTTGATAACATAAAGGATTGGGAGAAACACACAACAACATTACCTTTAGATGAAGCTAGGTTGCTTGAGCAGAATAAATGGCTCGATGAAACACAAGGCACTGAGGGTAGTGGAAATTAATACATGGAAGTAATAATTACTTTTATGTTTATGGGTGGTGGCTTTGCAGAAATACCTGCAAGGCTACAACCCTATGAATTTTGTAGTGATAAAGCACAAGAGTATATTACCTATGTGGAAAATATAGATTACGAAGAAGGTAATGGTCAAGTGTGGATACATGGTACATATAATAATAAAAAAATATTTGCTACATATTGTAAAACACCTGACAAAAAATATTGGGTAAGTTATTATGATCCAGAATATGAAGAAAACAATAAGTAAAATAAATGTATGGTCATTGTATTATCGGACAGAGATTGTCTGGTTTATACTTGGCTTTATTATAGGAGTAATAGTTATATGAAAACAATAAAAGAAATAGAAAAAAAGATAGGCACACTATCTAATCCAAGTAAGATGCCATCATTTGCATGGGGTATACCTATTGAGTATTGTGTGACAGGCAGTAAGCTAGCATTAGTTGACGGCACTATCTGTAATAAATGCTATGCAGGTAAAGGTTGTTATGTATTTCCTGTTGTAAGGGCTATGTATGAAAAGAGATACCAAGCTATTGAATTACCAGAGTGGGTAGATTATATGTCAGAACTTATTACACAGAAATATAAAAACCTAGATAAATCAAGGCGTTTTCACCGTTGGTTTGACTCTGGTGATATACAATCTTATGAACATCTTATGAAAATATTTGAAGTGTGTGAACTTACACCACACATAAAGTATTGGCTGGCTACAAGAGAGTACCAGATTATTGATAAGATTACAGAGAAAGATGTACCAAAAAATTTATGCTTACGAGTATCAACTACTAAAGTAGATAGCCCACCACCTAAATTTTGGAAGTGGACATCTGGTGTGCATAAAGATAAGAAAGCAATAGGTCATGAGTGTCCATCACAAACTCAAGATAATAAGTGTGATAGTTGCCGTGCCTGTTGGAGTCGTAAAGTTAAACAAGTAAGCTACGAGGAGCATTAATTATAATGGTTAGAGTTAAAAAATGGTCTATGTTAATAGAATGGGAAGATGACACCTATGATATTTTAGACCAATCAAATATAGAAAATGAAATAAAATTGAATAAAGATATTCAATCTTTTTTTAAAAATAAATTAGAACCAGAATATAATATGTATATCTATTATGATTATAATGGAGTTAAACATTAAAGGAGAAATAATATGGCAGATAAATGTACAAGTTGGGCAATAATTGCAACAATGGAAAGGTCAGATGGCACTTGGTATGATGAAACTATTACAGAGATAAATGATGATACAGCTTCAAGTGTTGATGAATTTTTAACTGAGTACTGTAAAGAAAAAAATAAGGAGAAAGAAAATGACCAGAGTATCTAAAAGAAAAATAAAAAAGTTTTTAACTTTAAATTTCTATAAGAATAAAGATTACTATAACAAAGAGCTTGAGTTAGCTATAGAAGTTATACAAGATTTTTTAAATTGTGATCCAGTTCATATAGGTAGACTACAAGGTAATACTTTTACTACAGTATACGAGATAGATGGAGAGGAGAAATAGCCATGAAAAAAAAAATAACCATGAGAGAAAAAGTAAAAGTATTACTACCAACTTTTGAATATGAAAAGATAAAAAAAATAGGTAAGATACTAAAGTATTGTGAGGTTGAGTCCGAAAATTTAAATGAGGTAGCAGAAAGTTTTAATGAAGATGATATATGTTGTGAAGAAGATCACTGCCACTACCTTAAATATAGTGAGGCAACCCCTGAATCAGTAGCATTAGAATTAATCTATAATTTATATAATGTTTTAGAACACCAGTCAAAGAATGATATGAATAAAGAAAAACTTAAAAATGTTTTTGATAACTTTCATGAGGAGATATTTGATGCAGTAAGAGTAGACTTGCATATAGCGTGCTTTTCTTATCCTAATTGTGACATAGATCCAAATGGATGTAGATATCAAAGAGAAGATCCAGAACCATATGGTCATAGAGATTAAAAACATTATGAAAATTAAACTACTACTCATAGTATTTTTGTGCCTTGTATCCTGTAAAGATTTAAACATAGACCCAACAACAAGTATACTTAAACATATAATCACTAACAAGGATAAGTAATGTTTGAATGGAAACACCCTAATTATTATAAAAAAATGAAAAAAGATTTTCTTAAAGAAGCAAAGAAAGAACAAAAAGAATTAGATGAATCATATAAGGAATCTGTTAAGCAAACCAAAGAAAGAAAAGACTTGACAAATAAAGATAAATGTGATAGGGAGAATGATGATGAAAAAATTTAAAGTAAGAGTCTTTGGTATGGGCATAGATGCAAAAGCATTAATACCATTTCCATACGAGCCAACACTAGAGATGATTGAGAATGCAGTTGCTGAATATTTAAATGAAGGGCTAATGAAGATAGAAGCCGATGACTTTTTTGTAAAAGATAAATACACAATAACATACGAGGAAATATCTACTGAATTATAAACAACAATTAGCAGTAATAGAAGGGCTATTCATTCCACCAGATACATCTGTTAGAATGGATTGTCCTTTTTGTTCTGGTAAAAATACTTTATCAGTAGACACATCAGCCAACAATCTTAGTTGGTATTGTTTTCATGCATCATGTAATGCCAAAGGTAAATATCAAGGAGAAAAAAATATGAACTATGTAACAGATACATTTAAACAGAAAGAAAAAATACAAAATTTAAAATTTGAAATGCCAGATAGTTTTACATCTGTATATTCAGATGAGAAAGCAATGAAGTACCTACATAAAAACAATTGTTGGGAAGCATGGAGTTGGGGTAGAGCCACAATAAAATTTGATATAGCACAGAACAGAGTAGTCTTCTGTGTTAAAGACCCAGAGACAGATGAGATTGTAGGTGCAGTAGGTAGAGGATTAAATTCTAAAGTATATCCTAAATGGTATATGTATGGTAATAAAGATGTACCATTTACTTGTGGTTTAATAGAACATAAGGAAGCTATACTCGTAGAAGATTGTGCGTCAGCTTGTGCAGTATCTAATGTATTAACAGGCATAGCTCTAATGGGTACATCATTAAAAGAATCTCATAAGAAACACTTGACACAGTACGAAAAATTGTATATAGGGTTAGACAGAGATGCAACAACTAAATCATTTGCTATTGCTAATGAACTTAAATCTTATGGTGTTAAGAATGTTCATGTTAAAACATTAGAAGATGATTTAAAATATTATGGAACACCAGAAATAGAGGATATGTTTAATGATAGATAAACAAATAATTAAACTAATGTTAGGTAAAACTTTTTATACAGAGTATAAAGGTCAAGTATCTCGTAATGTATTTCAAGGTAGCTTTGGTTCTTTGTATGATACAATACAAAAAGCACATGAGAAGTATGATGCTGATATAAGTATTGATGAGTTATATTCACTTCATACTACTGTATTTAATCCTGCACTTACACGAGCAGCGAAGGAACAGTTCAGTGAATTACTTGAAGATATAAAAGAAACACAAGAGCCATCAAAAGAAATAGCAGATGATATTATAAAAATTTTAATTGAAAGAGATGTTGCACAGAAAATAGCAATAGAAGCTACTGAAATATTTAATGGTAAACCTGCAGATTTTAATATGATTACAAGTCTTATTGAAAAACATAAGACAGGATTACCTGCAGAAAAACTAGAAGCAGTAACAAATGATAT